AATACATCTACAGCCCGTGGAAGCGGAAATGGGTTTATGAGTTTCTACGATCCAACTGGTCGTAAGGCATATTTGGGATACGGCGCTAGTGATGATAATTTTTACATTGCTAACGAGATGAACGCCTCAATGTTGTTTTTAACAAACGGTTCAGAACGCGCCCGTATCGACTCCGGCGGCAGGTTTCTGGTCGGGCTTACAACGGCTTATTCGGACGGTTCAATTGGAGCACCTGTGCTGCAATGGGTGGCAAAATCTGGGAACTATGTAGGGGCTATTTGTTCCGCAGACGCAACCAGCAATCTTGGAGCTATCGCTTTCAAAAACCCCAACGGTGTTGTAGGGCAGATTTCCACTTCAGGGTCGGCTACCTCTTACGCCACCTCCTCCGACTATCGTCTAAAAGAAAACGTCCAGCCAATGCAAAACGCGCTGGCTCGCGTAGCTGCACTTAAGCCTTGCACATACAAGTGGAAAGTGGATGGCAGCGATGGGCAGGGCTTTATTGCTCACGAACTGGCTGAAGTTGAACCCGGTTGCGTAACAGGCGAGAAAGACGCAGTAGACGCTGAAGGCAATCCCAAATACCAAGGCATCGACACCAGCTTCTTGGTTGCCACCCTGACCGCAGCCATCCAAGAGCAGCAAGCCATCATCGAGCAACTCAAGGCTGACGTGGATGCGCTGAAAGCCGCACAACCTGAGTAACAACCATGAGCACCATTGATAAAACTGATGCACGACTATCTACCCATGAAGAAGTCTGTGCTATTCGTTATGAACAAATCAATGCTAGGCTCAAGCGTCTTGAAGCTATCATGCTCAAGACTGCTGGCGTGATGCTGCTGTCTATGGGTGGCACAATCTTCTCTGCTGTTTGGATACTCAAGTGAAAGACTTTGCCGAGGCTTTTGTCGCGGCAGTCTTCATTGTTGGCCTTGTTATTTGGACGATCAGGGTGCTGATTGAGGTATTGAAATGATTGCAGAAATTGCTGCTGCCAATGCCGCTTTTGCGGTTATCAAAGGCGCTTTGGCTAACGGCAAGGAGTTGCATCAGCTTGGCTCTCGCGTCTTTGACTACTTTGACAACAAAGCCAAGATTCAAGAGAAGGCCACACAAAAAGGTGGCGGCTCAGACCTTGAAGAGTTCATGGCTCTGGAGCAACTCAAGCAGCAAGAGGAAGAACTGCGTGAGCGCATGGTCTACGCTGGTCGCCCCGGAATGTGGGACGATTGGGTGAAGTTCCAAGCTGCTGCTGCTCGTAAACGCAGAGAGGCCAAAGAAGAAGCCGCCCGTGAGATTATCAGGCGCAAAAAGGCCATTGCGAGGATGACTGAATACATCTCCATTGGCGTGGCTACATTCATTCTTGTTGTCTTGATTGTCTACGGCATCGTCCTGTATGTAAGGTATCTGCGATGAGTGATGAGAAGCTAAACGCCAACTCAACACTTGACAAGGTGCTTGGGTATGTTGACAGCCCATTCAAGCTGTTTGCCATCCTTGTAATGGGCATTGTGGCCTTTTCAGGCTACTTCCTGTGGCAGAACCAAGAATTTATGCGGGATGCCTACAAGGAGTCAAAGAAGCTGCCTGAGATCAACACCAGCAGGGTGGACGAGGCAAGCGCCATGCTGTTCAAAAAGACTGGTGCGACAGTGGTTGCTGTGTTCAAGGTCAACCCGCTGTTTAACAGCCGTGTGCTGTACAAAGCGTACACCAAGGATGGCAGGGATAAAAGCATTGAAGACATTGATGTTGGATTGTTCAGCCAGAACTCTGGCAACAACAATGATGTGATTGCCTTGATGACAAACACCATTCCATGCTCTGAGTACCGCTACGCTCAGTCTGAGGTTGGCCTTTGGTACATCGAAAAGGGCGTGACATTTACTTGCCGTGTCAGCATTCCACCAGACAGCCACAGGTTTGTTGGACAGATCACAGTGGGTTGGGCAGAGCCACCACAAAGCCTTGAGCAGATCAAATTCATGCTGGAGATTGCCAGCGCAATGCTAACCAAAAGGGGCAACTGATGTTTCCATTGACCGCATTACTTGAAGTGGGTGGCAAGCTGATTGACAAGCTAGTACCTGATCCAGAGGCCAAAGCCAAAGCACAGATGGAGTTGGCAAAGATGGCGCAGGACGGTGAGCTTGCAAAGATGGCTAACGACACGAAGTTGTTTGAGACTGAGCAAAACAACCTCACAGACCGCTTAAAAGCAGATATGTCATCTGACTCTTGGCTGTCCAAAAACATTCGCCCTATGACCCTCCTGTTAATTCTGGGAGGCTATTTCACATTCGCCATGATGTCTGCTTTTGATTACGACACCAACAGGTCGTATGTTGAGTTGCTTGGACAGTGGGGAATGCTGGTGATGTCGTTTTACTTTGGTGGACGAACATTGGAAAAGATTATGGATATGAAATCTGACAAGAAAGACAAGGACGCAAAGTGATTACTGCTGAACAACTCAAAGAACTGCACATTGATGACGATTGGTTGGAGCCTTTGAATGAAGCTTTCCAACGCTATGAGATTAACACTCCTTTGCGGATGGCTGCTTTCATTGGTCAATGTGCCCACGAGTCTGGCAACTTTAAAACTCTGCAAGAAAACCTGAACTACTCTGCTGAAGGTCTATGCCGTGTGTGGCCTTCACGTTTCCCCACATTGGAAGCTGCTCAACCCTACCACCGCAATCCTGACAAGATCGCCAACAAGGTTTATGGTGGTCGCATGGGCAACGGTACTGAGGAAACAGGCGAGGGTAGCCTGTACAAGGGCCGAGGTCTAATCCAATTGACTGGCAAGGATAACTACACCCTTTGTGGCGATGCTCTGGGCATGGATTTCATTCACTCGCCTGATTTGATCTTGGCTCCAAAGTATGCGGCATTGAGTGCGGCATGGTACTGGAACAAGCGTGGCCTGAACAAAGAGGCCGATGCAAAAGACTACACCGCCATGACCAAGAAGATCAATGGCGGTGTAATTGGCCTAGAAGATCGCATCAAGCATATCAAGCATGCCTTGGAAGTTCTAGGTGGCTAATCGGTATATAGCAACAGGCTTCAGAAGCACTTGTCTCAACTAGCACAACAGGTGTTCTTTGGCCCATTTGCTGTTTTGCGTGATTGATATACCGCTTGCAGTTGTGGCAATAGTGATCCGGGTGTTCAGGATCACATCTGGCAACATCAAACAGCAGCATCTTTGTATTCCAATTCAAGCAGCAATTCTAGGTAGTGGATTGCCTTCTTGATGTCAGCAGCACCATTCTTTTCTTTGTGGCGGGTGACATACTTGATGACGTTACCTTCACAAAAACCCAGATTGTTTGCGTGGATGTAGACAATCGGCTGGATGCCTTTGTCCTTGTAGTGGTTGCCAGAAACTTGTTTATCAAGTGCTGATCCAGTTGCAGACACATACACAATGGTTGCACAGCCATGTTGCAAGCAAGCCTCTGGTGTTGGGCAAGTATCGCAAAGCATTACGACTCCTTGACGAACACGCCATTGGGCATCAGAGTGCCTTTGCGGTCTTTGATTTCGGCATAGGCTTTCTCTATGCAAGTCACCAAGTTGATGTCTTGCAAGGCGCAATAGTTGACCAGACAGACCATCACATCACCAACGCCATCAATGATCCCTGCTTTGTCTTTCTTGATGGTGGCATCAGCCAACTCACCAAGTTCAGACATGGCCTTGAGAAGCTGCGTGTCAGGGGTTGAGTTTGGAATGATCTTCCGCGCTTCAGCCCATCTAATAATTTGCATTTCAACATCTGCGTAACTCATGTTTTTTCCTTGTAGGTGGGGCTTACTCGCTGCACTGATGTCTCTTTGTGGTCGGTGTGTACATCGCCTAATCAGCATCCGCTTTCAGCCCCGTTAATCAAAATGGCGCTGAATCGTCAAAATCATCAAACCCGCTGGAAGGCTTAGAAGCCTTTTTAACGGGCGCTGCGTCCTTTGGCTTGACTGACAGGCTCATAAACTTTTTACCCGTCTTCTCGCTTGTTTTAAGCCATCCTGACACCCACATATCAACGCCATTGACGTTCAGACTTCCCTTGTAATGGGGATGGTTATCTTGTTGTCTATCATCGTTTTTAAACAATGCGCCACGATTTTCATTGCTGTATTCCATAGTTATTCCTTTGCTTTCTTGATTTCACTTCTTACTTTGCTTGGAAGCATTGACCACAAAGCCACCTTCTGCTCGGCTTCTAGGTTTTCCGCTTCCATCCTCTCAAGACCTTGCTTTCCGTCCAAGGCCATGATTTCCATCGCCAACTCTTGCAGATACTGAAGTTCCTCTGCTGGCAGAGAATCAGCAATGCCTTGTGCTGGCGTGATAACTACTTTTTTCTTTTCTTCAATTGGCTTGGATGAATCAAGAGCATCATGCTCAACGATTTCAAGCGCTGCAACCCACAAATAACGGCGGGTGTAAGTCTGGACAGCACCAAGGTTTTGCACTGGATGGCAACCCTTCAAATTTGCCTCTGACATTGGGCTAGTGATGTAAATTGATTCCTCTGGTTTGTCAGTGTTGATAATCTGCATAACAGCCTGATCTGCACCAAAGCTGATAACCGAGGTCAAACCAACTTCTTTGAAGATAGCCAAAGCAGGGACAACAAAGTCGCCAAGCTCAAAATATTGATAGCCAGCAAACTTGTTATGGCCTGATTTTTTGAGTTCTTGGCTGTGGAATTTATGCCGAGCATCGTTGAGTTTTTGATAGACATTCATTTTGATTCCTTGGTGTATTGAGGTGGGTATGGGATGTTAAACGCTTTACAGAGTTCTTCCATCTTTGCCCAAGCTGTTGGGCTCTCCATGCCAAGTGCGTAAAGATCATTCTCCGTCATTCTTCACCTCTTTTGTCTCAACAATTACGCTTGATGGAATGTCTCGGTAAGAGCTTCCAGACACGCTGTTGAAGCCTTGACCAAGAATGCACTTGTTGGCGTAATTCAAGATGATCTGCTCAACTTCTTCGCGTGTGAATTCGATTTTCATATCATTCCTTTAAAAAAACCATAGGTAAAAACCATGCAAGATTCCAATCGGGAACAGCAATGCTCCAGCGATTAGAAAGCCCCACAAGCCTTGTGCAAAGCAAGTGAAGATGTGCGTGAACCATGCTGCAACTGTCAGCAAAACAATGATGGCCCCCATCACTTGACTCGCTCAACTTTTGTTGCAAGCAGCCATTTGTCTCCAAGGAAACGAATGGATTTGATCCACTGTCGGCAGTTATGCCGCTGTGTGCTGACTGGCACACCTTTGACGCAGAACAGGCTGCGTACTTGTTTGAGGGCTTGTGTGTTCATGGACTCTCCTAAGTTGTTGAGCCTCTATTGTTAACCCAAAAAACAATCATGTGTATTAGGACAAACCCTTATAGACACAACTTTTTTTTGGTGTAATCTTTGCGCCATGAACACACATGAACAACATGAATGTATGGCTGTCAAGCCGTTGCTAGACTATGCAACATCGCTTGTCGTGCAGTACACAAGCCCTGACGATGTGGAGGCGGCTACAAAGGCGCTTCTTGTTGTCAGCTTGGAACATCTTTTTAATAGGAGAATCTACATTGAGCAAATCACTCGCTAAGTTGTTTTATCTTGAGCAACTACGCACCAACCCAAATCATCATCGTTTGATTGCTAACCGCATGACTGAACGCTTTGCTGTCAGTCCCGCACAGATCAGAGATGAGCTGGTGGATGAAGGGTACATCGCGCTGGACAAAGTTGTACGCATGGGAGAGACACGCAAGAACAACTACTTTTATGTCCTGACTGGCAAAAAGCTTGAACTCAGTCAAGAGCCTGAAAAGAAAATTGTTTCTGTTGATTACTGGTCTTGCGGGACAAAAAAGTCAAAGGGCAATGCTTTTGATTTGTCAATGGCTAAGGGCTTGTTTAACAAGACAGAACTTGCGGCATCAGTAAACAAGGGCAAGCCAAACAACTACAACTCAACAGTGCAAATCATTGCATACAGCCGAGCATGACATACAAGACAGATTCAAGTAGCCAGTGTGCTGGTAAAGACAAACTGCCAACCAAGGAGCTGGCGCTGGTCATTGTTGGTCGCCGTAGAGATAACCCAATGGAGGCTTACAAGTGCCCTCATTGCGGGTACTGGCACGTTGGTCACGCAACGCCAAAGAAACGAGATTTCAAGAGGTCGCCAAAATGAGTAAAGGGTCTAGCCCTCGTCCGTTCTCTGTAACCGCAGAGGATTTTTCAGCCCGATGGGAAACCATCTTTTCTAAAGGAAAGTCAAATGTTAACAATGTTCAAGAAACCAGCAAGTCAGATGGCTCGGCTGAAGTTGATTCTGTCACGCAAGGAGGGAGCAACAGCAGCGGAGATAGCTCGTTACCTCCCGACAACCAGCCCCCACAGTAAGCTGGCCCGTTTGGAGCGTGAGCATATGTGGACAGTGTTGCGTAAAGACAATGGCAACGGAACCAAACAATACTTTGGCAAGCCACCAAAGAAGTGATATAGTATTGTGAAACCCGGCTACCGAGGAAGTCATGAGCCTCGGGAAAAGTGAACTCCCCACCTGCCGTAGTTTCTTTCTGGGAGATTTGCGGAGTTGCTTCAATGCACTATTACCAATTTAACATTGGTGACTATAAAAGTCACACGGAACATCTTTCAGAGATGGAAGATCTTACCTATCGGCGTTTGCTTGATTGGTACTACCTTCATGAAAGTCCAATTCCTTTAGATGAGTCTGAGGTTGCAAGACAGATTCGTATGCGCTCGCATAGCGATTGCATTGCAGTCGTATTGCGTGAGTATTTTGAGCGCACTGATGATGGGTGGATTCACCACAGAGCAAATAAAGAACTTGCAAAGGCTGGCGACAAATCTCAAAAAGCCAGTGAAAGCGCAAAAGCTAGATGGAGCAAGCAAAAGGATGCGAACGCATTGCCAACGCAATCCGAATGCAATGCTACACATAACACAGAACACATTACACAAAACACAGAACACAAGAAGAAAGCAACTGTCGTTGCTTGCCCACTTGATGTTTCTGAACAGGTTTGGCAAGACTGGTTAGCACTGCGTAAATCAAAGAAGGCTTCAGTCACTGCAACGGTTCTTGATGGCGCAAGGAAAGAGGCTTTTAAACTTAATTGGCCTTTAGAGAAGTTTCTTGTTGAATGGTGTACCCGTGGCAGTCAAGGATTAAAGGCTGAGTGGATAGCTGACAAGCAACAGCAGACAGAGACTGTTTACCAGCGATCAATGCGATTGAAGATGCAAGAGGCAGTTCCTTCTATTGCAAAACAGGCTCCAGAACCGTATCAAGATGCTTCTGACTTTTTTCGCACGATTGATATACAAACCACAAAAGTAATTGAGGTGAACAAATGAGCTTGCCAATGCCTTGGGTGGAAAGAATCTTTACAAAGCTGACCATGATTTATGGCCGCGATTTCATTGGCCGTTGGGAAGGCTTAAACATTGATGATGTAAAGGCTGATTGGGCGCATGAATTGGATGGGTTTAAGGATCATCCAGACTCAATTTCTTACGCTTTGAAAAATATGCCTGACAGCGGTAAGCCGCCAACAGTGCTTGAGTTTCGTGCAATGTGTAGAAAAGCACCAGAACCTGCTGTGCCTATGTTGGAAAACAAATTCACAGCGGAACAAATGGCTGCGAACAAAAAACGTATTGCTGAACTGATTGCTAGGGTAAAGAAATGAAGCCGACTCGCCAACAAGCAATCCGTGAATTGCTCTTGAAAAACGCTTATGGCCTGACAAGACAAGAAATCTCAGACACCTTGGGCTTTCATGTTGCAAATGTAAGCAAAGCCATCAAGGGTATGCCTGATGTATTTGTTGACAGGTGGAGCATGGGACAGCGTGGTCAGTACCAGAAAATCTTTTGCGCTGTTTATGTTCCTGATGACTGTCCACATCCAA